ATGCGACATGATTGGAACCATGAATGGTACAACCAACGGCACAGCCCTTGCCGCCCTCCCAATATTGTCCCTTGATTATTTCGTCAGCCTTGGCGTGAGCGCGTACCCGCGAGAGATATTTCTTCTTGACGGCAGGGTCAGCGTGGAAAGAAAGTAGCTTGTTCATTGTGTTTTTGGTTAGCGGATTATTATTTTCAGTCCACTTGTAGATTTCTTATGCGGCGGGGTGATAATAGAAACCTCCCCCGTTCCCTCGTCGAGTAAATTGAAGGGCTCCTTCACGGCCCTCAGAAAGGTCTCCCGCTCCTTGAGTTGAGCGGCGGCGTCCTCCAGGATTTTCAGGCGCTGGTTATACACGGGGTCGCCACTTGAGGCGTAGTCGTATTTTGTCCCGAACTCTGCCTTTTCAATATCGTTTCCGAGGAACTCAAACTTCGTTCCTGGAAATTTTTCCGCTTCGGTGAGGGCGTTCACCATGATTTCCTTTCTGATGCGTTCACTCGCGCGCTCCATAGCCTTCAATTGGATGAGGACTTTAAGTGGGCTTTCGTTTCCCTCTTTGACCGCCGTGATCACCTGGTCTGAGAAGTGATCTACTTCGGTGGAGGTATTGGCGAAGAGGTGTAATACCCCGGTGGCCGTTGTCGGGAGTTGATCGGAATAATCTTTGTCCCGAATAAAATATTTATCCATATCAATGTTGTTTAGAAGTGGTCCGGGTCGCTGTCTATATTTTTATGCTCGGCCCCCTCGGTGTGGGCTGGGTTCATCATGGCGGCATATTCTTTTGATCCTTCAATTTTCTTGCGCAGGAACTCCGGCAGGGCCGCAAATATTGCCTGGTCGAAGGCGTCGAAGGAAAGCAAGCGGGAAGGGTTCACCTGGGCCGGGCACTCAAACCCTTTCGGTAATGTGGCCACGCTGGATATCTGAACATAAGCATTGCCGGCGGCGCTCATACGATGGATGACAGATAACATGCAGGGCTTACCGAGCAATTTTGAAACGTCAAATTGTTTGGCCTCATCTTCGGTGAACGCCTTCCCGCGCCATCCTTCGAGCATCTTGCGCAGGCTGGCTTTTTCGTGCATGGATAGGGTCAACTCCTGGGATATAGAAAAAGGTTGGGGCCCCTTTCCGAAGTCGTGAGTTTCTTCGGGTGTTTCCCACGATAGGCGCACCTTGTTCACCTGCTTTCCGGCATAGAGGCCGGTAGCTTCGATGATGGTTCCGATATGGATCATCTCATAGCAGCGGGCTATGTGATTGCCGGCGGGGATCAGTACGCGGGGCTGGCTGTTGTTTTCTGCGATAATTGGCATAATTGTTTTTATTTGTTGGCTAAAAGTTCTTTCGCTTCCTTGAAAGCTGCGATCTGGCCGTTGTTGAATATTCCCTTGATTTCCAAATCAAGGAGGTCTTCGATCAGCGATTCAGTTGTTTCATTCTTGGTCTGGATGTGATAGCAGACCATTTCCATAATTTTTAGTCTGGCGGCGGTGATGTCTTCTGGTTTCATGGCTTTGTTTTTAGGTTGATGGATTTAGATACTCTGGATCGGTGTAAGGGTTCTGCCCGTATCGCCCCGCATCTTCTATCTGGCCCTGAATCCAAGCGGCGCGCTGGCGTAGGCGTGAAACTCTTCCGGCCTTAGAATGGCGGCGGTCTTGTCCCGCTGCGAGTTCTTTGTGGAGGCGGTTAATTTTCGAGGACAGGAGCAGGAGTTCTGTGGTATGGTTCATAGGTGCGGGTTTGTTTGATAACGAGAGTAAAGGTAATACGTTTAATGATATATGCAATAGACAAAGGTAAAATAACTCAAATATATTTTGTGTATCGCTAAATAATACTACCTTTGTTCTATGGGAAAGAAAGCAAAAACAGGGCGAAAGCCCGTAGAACCCCCTGAAAAGGTCATTTTAGTGGGTTTTTACACCAAACAAAAGGTAGTCGATCGGAGAGGAGGGATGGACAAGATACGTCAGAAATGCAAGGAATTTGTTGAGGCAGAATGATGGTTGAAGCCACACGTTAAGATATACCACGATTATTTCAACCTCAAACCAGGTGACTTCATTGCCTGCGAAAGCTGTGGGGCAAAGGTTAAGGGGTTAAGCCCTTACTCACATTACTGAATAATCTTAATGTTTTTTAAGGGGGCAAGGTCAACGGAAGCACTGGAGGAAGCGGGGAGAATTCACACGAACAGCCTACCGGATGCGTTCGCCCAGGATGGCAAGACTTCCCAACTCAATCCCCTATTTGTCGAAGAGATGATGGGCTTTCCGGAAGGCTGGATGGAATCACCTTACTGCATTAACTAAAATGGACTCTTGAATAAAATGATTGGGTGTAGTCGGCCTTGCCCGGAGAGCATCTTTGAACTATGAAATTTCCAATACCACACTTTTCAACCCCAGAGTCATATGCCTCTTTCATTGTGTCAAAAGCATCGATAAGTTTTTGATTTGAGATAACCAATATCTTGCCATTGTATTTCTTAACAAATTCAGCTTGGTTATCTAAATAATATTGAAAGTCCTTTTCTGACATTTTCTTTATCCCTTAACTTTTTAAAGATACAAATATACTAGTTATTTGGCTATGACAAATGTCATTTTAACGAGCAGAAAGTCAATAAGTTACATAGCTGTCGGCAATATTGTCACTTTGGGTTGTCTGTTCAATCCAATACTCGTTTTTCAGTCCACCGTTACTTTGTCCTCTGGGTCGCGGGTGGGAGAGTCAGGCTCTTTTGCATTGCTTTGGTTTGAGAAACTACGGGTACTTACCGGATTATACCCTGATTTGGGAGGACTAGCCCACCAAATTTTTTTAGCCATAGAAAAAACAATATCTTTGCCCCATGCGCAAAATTTAACGGAACCCCCCAACAACTGAAACCCCCCCCCAAGGGCGAATAAGGGCGGGGGATTCTTTTTCAAATATGATAATCCAATTATCAAAATTAACAGCCAACCCCTCGAACCCGCGCCTGATAAAGGATGAGAAATTTCATTCCCTCGTCGCCTCCCTCAAAGCCTTCCCCGAAATGGCCACCGTCAGGCCGATCGTCGTAAACAAGGACTACCTCGTGCTGGGCGGAAATATGCGGCTGCGGGCCATGAAGGAGGCGGGATGGAAAGAGGGTCCCGTTACCGTCGTGGACTGGCCGGAAGGATTGCAACGGGAATTTATCATCAAAGATAATGTCGGCGTCGGTGAGTGGGACTGGGACACGCTGGCGAACAGTTGGGATGCTGATCAGGTGACCGAGTGGGGTTTGGATATACCCGGATTTGATATGCCGAATGGAAACAAAAACCAGATAATGAAGATAACTTTTAAAAGTCCCGAACAATTACAGAGTGCAGAAAATGACATAACGGAATTAATTGACATGAAATATAATGGGGCTTTCTATTCAGTAAAGTGAGAAGGGAAAACAACGCATGAACTACGTAAATGCCAAATCCTAAAAACATTGAGGGGCAGGGGTTCCAGACCAACCCCGAACGCATCAACAAGGAAGGCCGCCCACCAGGATCGCGCAACCTATCGACGATCCTGCGCGAGATGCTCGACGAGCACATCGACGTAGTCATCGACGGCAAAAAGGTAAAGAAGCAATTCAAGGACGCCATCATACGCAAGCTGATAAAGAAAGCCAACGACGGCGACCTGCGCGCGATACAGGAAATCTTCGACCGCGTAGAAGGTAAGGCCAAACAGGAAATGAAAATAGACCAAACGCTGGTCGTGGTAGAATTTGGGGACGCTCCAAAAAATAAGGATTAACCCCCCCTGGCTTCCGGATTATCAGAAAGAGATAATCTACTCGCCGGCCCGGTTCACGGTCACGGAGGCATCGACGAAAACCGGAAAGACCTTTTCACACCTCTGGTGGCTCTTTGAGATGGCCTCCCGCGACCCACAGCCAAAGGAGGGGGCAAACTATTGGTGGGTGGCGCCGGTATTTTCACAGGCTAAGATAGCCTTCACCCGCCTGAGGATGATGATAATGAAGTACGGCATCTATAAAATCAATGAATCAGACTTATACATTCAGACCCCGAAGGGATCGGTGATATGGTTTAAGTCCGGCGAAAAGCCTGACAACCTATACGGCGAGGATGTCTATGGGGCGGTATTCGATGAGTTCACCCGCGCCAGGGAGGAGGCCTGGACGGCGCTGCGTACGACATTGACAGCAACGAAGGGGCCCTGTAAATTCATTGGGAACGTGCGGGGTAAAAAGAACTGGGGCTATAAGCTGGGCGTGAAGGCCCGCGCCGGCACGGATGGCTATCAATATTTCAAGGTCACCGCACAGGACGCGGTACGCGAAAGGATATTAGATGCCGAAGAAATTCAGCAGGCCCAGCGTGATCTACCTCCCGATGCCTTCCGGCAACTATACCTTGCCGAGGCCCTTGACGACCAGGCCAACCCCTTCGGTATAGACTTCCTGCGAAGGCAGATACAGCCGTTACCGTTATCTGTTTACCCTACGGTAGCCTTCGGCATAGACCTCGCCAAGTCGGTGGACTGGACGGTAGTTACGGGATTGGATGCAAAGGGCGGCATCACCGTCTTTGAGCGCTGGCAGTCGGACTGGGCTCAGACGCGGGTGCGGATAATTCAGATGGTGGGACAAAAAAGGGGCTACATTGACTCTACCGGCGTCGGTGACCCTATCGCCGAAGATATAATCAGGGTATGCCGTGGCATAGAGCGCTATCATTTCACGTCCAAGTCCAAGCAGCAGCTCATGGAGGGGCTGGCCTCCTCGATCCACAAGGGCGAGGTCAGTGTCCTTGAGGGCGTCATGTTTGAGGAGTTGGAGGGCTTTGAGTTTGAATATTCACGCACAGGCGTTATCTACCGAAGCACCGTACATGATGACTGCGTATGTTCGCTGGCTTTGGCAGTGCAAAAGTTAAAAGAAAAAACCCCTACCTTGCGGGTAATACGATGACCCACGCCGAAGCCATCAGACTGCTGAAAGAAAACCTGGACAAAGCCCCCGCCCGGGCCCGCTCGTTTTCTATATCCCGCGACATAGCCGAGGCCCTTGTCCAATGTCATAAGCGGCCAATAACAATCAGGAAAGAGGACGTTAGCTTTGTCAGTTGGTACGACCAGACTACGGCCGAGGAACGAGAAAAAATGAAGGCTCACTTAATGCAATAAAATTTATGAAAGATTTTTGGAAAGGCTACAGGCAAGTTCTATCCGGTGCGCTGGTCATGCTAGCAACCGCGCCGGCGGTGTTAATCGTCGTGGCCGTGGCAACGCTCCTAGTGAAATATATTTGGGCGGTGGCAAAATTCATCTGGATGTGGTAGGGCTTACCGTCAACGGTGTCCATACTTATTGCCCCGACCGCTGGGCCCTGACTTCGACGGACATCTTTCAGAAGATCATCCCCACCGGGGAGCTTGACAAAGACCCGCGCGACCGCGACCCCGTGAAACTTTTTGCCATCCTCACCGGCACCTCCTACGAGGGGCTGCGTGATTCGGAGGACTACAATCTGGAGGCCGCCGTTTATGCGTTGACGAAATTTGTCTATGAAGAAAGTCGTGATTTTGCATCCCTGCCCATTCCCTTATCTCTCCGGGTAGGGGGCAAGACGCTTGAAATCCCGCGTGATGTTGGTAAGCTCACCATAGGCCAGAATGCTCATGTAAGGCGGGCGGCCGCCGGGGTAAAAGATGCCGCCGCGGTCATGAGCCTGATCGTGGCCATCTATTTGCAGCCCCTTTTTGATGCCGGGGCCCGGGACGGCAAGATGGTCAAGGCCCCCTTTGATTTTGACCGCGCCTTAGAATTAGAAAAAGATATATTACTTTTGCCTATCGTGAACATTTATCCGATAGGTTTTTTTTTCTTGTCGCGGCTAAAGAAATTTGGGGCCGGGCCCTGGCACAACTCACTCCGGACGATACAGAGGAAAATTCAAGACGTGCACTTATCGCTAAGATCGCCGAGGCTTCACGCCTGGATGGATTTTTTGAGGCCTCACTTATAGACACCTATGCAAAAACATACGCTATGGATCCCGATGATGTTTTTCAGAAAGATTTCAATACCATATTTTTGTTCATCAACCTGTGGAAGCAGCAGACAGAATATGGGCAGCGGTTCCGGGCGGTGGAGAAGACCATGAATGAAGTAAAATGAAACCGGCAGGATGGATCGAATTACATACCACGATGTTCTACTGGAACGGCATGGGTTATATAATTTTGAGGCGCGAGGCGGGCATGGTGGAGGTCAAAGATGATAACGGTAAGAAGTGGGCCTGGAATATACGGGCCGTTGAAAACATGATGCGATGATTAACGATGAATTAGAATTTCAAAGATGACGCGATGATAAGAACGACAATTGAAAATGTAGTAGACAACTTGTCGAAGCCTTGCGCCTTCTACTATGCTAATCTATATGAAGCCTCCGGTGACCTGGGGATGGGAACCTTCTCCGAGGGCAAGGATATTTTCTTTGTCTATATCCCTCCCTTCGAGGCTACGGACGACTACGCCCTGAACAGACTGATACACACAAAATTTCCTTTGCAATTCTTCCTCATGAAAAAACTGGAACTGCCAACATCTGACTACCGAAGTGAAGACGTTGACCCCGTTATCGATGAAATGAGGGAGCTGGCCCGTGAGTTCATCCACTCCCTGCAGGATGAGGCCGTGGTGGAGAAGGGTGGCCCCGCGCGTGGCATCACGAGGACAACGATAACAAGTGAGTATGCCTGGCAGGACATCCACCTTTTTGGTGTGAGCGTGCAATGTGAGGTGCCGATTATGCAAAATAAAACAGGTTGTGTAAACTAAAATAAAAACAATAATGAAAACAAAACTATTAGTTGTCGCTAAATGTGCGGTCGTGGGCCTGCTTGCCTATGCCTGTGGGTTTGTCTTTGGCAACATTTTTCCCGTGCTGTTATATTCTTCCGGCTTTCTATTCGGGATTATAGCGTCCTATGTAATGAGAAAGCAATATGACAAAGGACATTAAGGCGGCGGTACTTTATTTTCATGTGCTGATGACTAAGGGCAGCGAGAAGCCTTTCGTGCAAGGCGAGCCCTGGACTTATTCACCTGAGAAGGTCATCAAGAAACCAAGAAAATATCTATCGTCATGAGCCTCACCGTCACGCAGCGCCCCGATCAGAGCAACGCCTGGGTGGCAGGATATAATCCCGTCCTCTACAAGATGCAGCGCAAGGATTATTCTATCACGGCGGTAGCCTCCTCGGGCGGGGCCCTGGCGATAACCGTGTCCACCAATCTAACAACGCTGGCCACCAATAAAGGCGGCCCCGTTGTCGTGGGATCAGTTCTTTGGGTGACCACCGACAACGGCATTTATAATGCGGCCTATACTGTTGTCACCGTCACCTCGGCAGCCTCTTCTATCGTCACCTTCGGGGCCGGCACCTATATATCGGCAGCCACGACGGGGCATATCAATCTCGCCCAGCGGACGGGCTATCGGGTGGCGACAGAAATATTTGCCGCCAATGGCGTGGCCTCGGCGGCGGTGCTGTTCACGATGCAATTCTCACCCGCTAAGTCCGGGGCCGTGACGATGGACGTAGCCATTACGAGAAACTACCTGCAGCCGGAACCCTTTGCGTTTCTTTCCACGACGACAAACGCGGGACTCGTTTCAAAGCTCCGCACCAATACGGTGACGTCCTATCAATTCTATATCAAGTACACCGAAACGTGGATAGGCACTAACGGCGTGGCCTCGGCGGAAACACAAGTCGATGACACCGCCGCCAGACATTATATTGTGACGGCAGCGCGGCAGATCGGTGAGCTCTATGGGGGGTACCTCAAAGAATATTCCGAACCCAACGCCACGCCCACAAGAAAGTTTCTCACAAAATTCTCCTCCCCTCCCCTGTGGCCAGGGCGCAAGTTCACGCTCTCCTACATTGATTCCGACGTCTCGGCCACGGTAAGGACGTTAATAAAAAAGAAGCGCTACACGGCGGCAGGCACGTTGAACATGGCAACTTATGACCTGCCCGAATATGCGGGGTCTACCGTGAAGAGTGTCTATGAAGTATTCGAAGACCTTACTACGCCATACCAATTATTGTATGACAAGGAAAACGGGGCCGGCACGGCGTGGTCAAACCTGGGGACGGTCACCCCGTCGGCCGTTACGCTTGCGGTGGCGGCAAGCTCCAAGATGAAGCTCTATCCCGTCCAGTTAATTCTTGGGTCTACTTATTCTATGACCGTCAGCGCCACGGTGGCGGCCGGCGCCGCAGCCGACACCGTAAAAGTTCGTCTGACGGCGGTCACCTTAGATGCAACGGTACGCTATACCGTTGACAGCGTCAATCTCTCACAGGCAACGACAACGGTGCTGACTTTTGCGGCCATCCTGCCGGCCACCTCGGACACCTACTACATCGGGCTGGAGGTCATCCACAACGGGGGCACCACGGCCCGCACCCTCACCGTTGACTATGCGCGCATAACGATTCCTGTCGTCAATAAGATTGAGTTTCAAATTGTCACCCTCTCCTCCACCATTCCGGCAACGGAGACGGTGGTGAGCGAAACATTAACGGGAGTAGTTAAGGCGCTTTGTGATTCGCCTATTCAATTATTCTGGAAGAACACCTTAGGCGGGGACGCCAATTATGTATTTGATTTCTCCCAGGACTATACCACAAAATACACCACCACAAAAAATAAAAGATATGTTTGTTTTGCACAGAGCATTTCCCTTTCAGACTTCGAGGCCATCAACGAAATAAATACGCTGGGTGAAATCTATGACCCGGCCATGATTGAGTTAACCACCGCGGTAAATAAAACGCAGGGCCGCAACGGGCAGCAGGTATATAGTGCCGATGCCTCCGGCAATAAGACGGGGGTGATTGTTATCCCTACGGAAATCAGGACGCGCACGTTCCAAACCCGCCACAACATGGAGGTATTGATTGAACTCCCTGAGAGCCTCCACCCGCGATGAACGTATTGCTCATAGCCACATCGGGGGAATACACGGCCGTGGATTTGTTCCCGGGGACGGTGATAGCCTATACCGTCACCAAGGTCGACATCGGGAACTTAACGGCCAGGGGCGTGAGCTACTCGAATCAAATTTCTGTACCCAGGTCGCGTACTAATGAAATTCTTTTTGCCCTCGCCGCCGGTGAGCCGGTATCGTCTTCGCTACAATATAATTTATTCGACTGCAAAATGATTTCTAATGGCGTGGAAGTACTCACAGATGGCAGGTGTGTGGTGAAGAAGGTTGACGCCGGGGAATATTATCTTGAGATTTATGAGTCTATGTTCAACATATTTACTTTTATAAAAGGAAAAGACACTTCGTATCTTAATTATATAGCCACTACGGGATGGGCTGGGCCCTCTCAGGATACCGCCCGCACGAATACCACGGGCATAATATCGGCGGTCTTAAATTGGGGCCGGGCGGGAGCTATTTTTCAGACAAACTATTTTCTCCCCTGTTTTTTCTATGGTGAGATGGTTAGAAAGACGCTTGAGCTTACGGGCCTGACATTATCGGGATCGATACTTACAGACACCAGATTTACTGATTTGGTAATTCCCTACGGCAAGGAGGATTTCTTTTATCCTGAATCTTTTGTGGAGCCCTATCGGCTTAACGTAGGGAAGAGCGCCAACACCTCTGTCGTTCCGTTAGCCATCGGGGCGGTTCACCGGGCGGTAATGAATACGATCGTCACGCAGGGGTCGGCGGCAATGTATAGCACGTCGGCGTATGAAGCTACTATTCCCGCGGTTGCCGGGCTGACTGGTACCTTCATGAATATCACCGGGAGTATGCGCTTTGATTTTTCCGCTTTCTGGCCGGCTGGCCCAGGGGGTGGCGACCTCTTCGCGGTACGGCTTCAGCGTGACCGTGGGGGGGTGGTAACTCCGATCGTAACATTGAACCTTACGGAGGCGGCCTATCCGGCGGGAGGGGATGCCTCTACTGGAGCCGTTCAGGTTTCCTTTCAGGCCGCGGATAAAATTTATATGGAAGTACTGGGATCAAATAATAATTTATTGGAGGTAACGTACACCACCGTCACAAACTTTACCCTCACGACAAATACAACCATTGACCGCACCTTTGTTGCATGGAATAAAATCCTTCCTGACATTTCGTTAACGGATTTGATACGTGATTTCTCTGTACGTTTTGGAATAGTTTTCAAACAAGTGGGGAACGTCCTACACATGAAGACCCTACAGGAAATTATCACCGACACTATCAATGCCGTGGACTGGACGAGCAAACGGGTAAACACACATAAAGACGTCACATCCTTCACTTCGGAGTACGCGCAGGTGAACGAATTTTTACATTCCGATTTAATTGATGACCCATTAGTAGGCCGTGGCACTATTGATATTATATCTACGGCCCTAGCTCCGATTAAAACGATATTCACTTCCGCGCTGGGGAATTCCATCACCGGGCCTGTAGGCGTTTACAACGTGGCTACTATTCCCGTTTATGATGCTACGAGCACGGCGATGGATACTTTCGCCTCCTCTCCGGGCCTGAGGGTGCTTACATTGAAGGCGCGCACGACGGAGACGGCTATCACCTTCAATGCGATAGCCCGGACAGACTACCGGCTGGCGTATTTCCTGGACACGGAAAAGGCAAAAGATACTGGATTTAAATATTTCCTATCCCAATTTTATCCTGCCTTAGGCCGGAGCCTCCAGCGTACGAAGATGAAGGATCACTATTACAATCTCTCTGAACAGGACGTAGCCGACTACGATCCGCATAAGTTGATTTATGACAACGGCAGTTACTATATCGTAAATAAAATTTTTACCTTCGTGTCGGGAAAGGTTTCAAAGGTTAATGTTTTCAGGATATGAGTGAGATGGTTATTTTGCGGGTGTCGGGGACGCGGCGTGAGGAGAACAAAGAAACTATTTTTAGATTTCTCGAAGTCGTCCGCCGTGGGATTATCTCCGACCAGCAGCAGAAGGGCCTCCGCTCCAGCGGCGAGAGTGCGGCCTCCCTTTCGATAGCCGAAAAGAACCGGGGCGCGGAGCTGCGGGGGTCGGCATATTTCCAGCAGCAGATCAAGGGCCGACGGCCGGGCCGCTTCCCGCCCATAAAAAGTATTTTGGAGTGGATCGACGCGAAGGGTATTTCTTTCGATGGCATATCTAAGAAATCGCTGGCCTTCGTAATCGCCCGCAAGATCGCAAAGAAGGGCACGGATATATTCCTGCGTAAGTCTCCAGCGTTAGACGTTAAGAAAATTGTGAAAACATACGAGCCCACCTTCAGGGGAGAGCTTATAAAAGCCAAAAAGATTGTCCTCCAGACAGCCATCCGGGGGGCACTGTATAAATCCGCGCAAGCGCTGAGAGTAACATGAGTGAGCTAAGAACGGTAGGCGGCCTTTCCCTTCGGCAGGTGGTAAATCGGCAGATAGTCATTAAATTAAAATACTACCCTAATCAGGACGGGCAGCAGCGGATAGGGTGGCGCACGGTGTTGCCATTAGACCTATACACCTACCGAGGCATTCAGTATATATTATGCTGGTTTACGGGGGGGTCTTCTGTTTCTGGTGGGTCTGGCTACAGATTATTTTTCACACAGCGCATCCATGAGATACAGGAGACGGACACAACCACCCAGCAGCCCTTTGCTTTGAGGCGTGAACTTTTGGCCAGCGTGAAACAAAATTATAAAGTGATGGCGTGGGTACTTTTGAAAACAGGAAAGATAGAATAGGCTGAACCGTCGGCGGTCAGTCAGGTTCTTTAATTTTTATTTTTTATGTCGTGGCGGAAGATACAGATAAGATCATCTATGAAATCGTCATAGACGATTCTAAGGCGCGGGAAGCTACCGACAAACTTTCAGGGGCGATAGGTGGCGCTACCGAGCAAAATAAAAAGTTCGGCGCAACGGTAAAAGATAACAGCGCCGCTATGGATGTGTTCGTGCCCGGACTGGGCGGCGCCATTTCCGGATTGAAGGGAATGGTAACATCTTCGCTGGCTTTCATAGCCACGCCCATCGGGGCCGTCGTCGCCACCCTGGGTCTAGCGGTTGGGGCGTTGACAAAATACTTCAAGGGCTCCGAAGAGGGCCAAGATAATCTTACAAAAGTTGTAAATATTGGGAAGGTAGCCTTTGAGCTTATTGGGCAGGTGGTCGAGAACGTCGGTAAAGTCATATTCCAGACGCTAGAATTCTTGGGGGGCGTGGCGGAAAAAGTAATCGGGTTTATTTCCGATTCTGCCGGCGCCTCATTGAAGGCCGTAAAAGAAGCCGCTATGGCTATCTCAATATTGGACGATGAGATTGAAGCTAATGAAACGCGCTTAATTGAACGGCGTGCGGCCGTGGACAATAAAGTGCAGAAGCTACGGGCGAATGCCCTCGACCAGCAGGGGGCGCAGAAGAGGGCGACGATACAGGAGGCCATTAAGTTAGAGCAAGACCTCGCCGCCGAAGAGGTGGCCCATTTCCAAAATAAACTTAAACTTTTTGATGCCGAGCGCACGGCTGCGGGGGACATGACGGAGGCAAAAGAAATTGGGCGCGAGGAGGAAAAGATTGCGCTAAATGAGATTGTAAACGGATATTTTAAGCGGGGGTTGGCGGGCGACTTTGAAGAAGATCGGAGGGTTAAGGCCGCTATCGCGACTTTGCAAAGTTATAGAGAAGAAGAAACGGCATCCAACAAGCTAACCGAAGGACAGAAGAAAGATCGAGCGACACTCGCGGCTGCTATCATGGCAGCCGATACGGCAGCATTTTCAACTACACTTCGTCTGAAGAAAGAAGTTGAGGCACTGGATATTGAAATAGAGAAAGCTGCCGCCGAAAGGGAGGCGGCGAAGTTTGATAAGGCTAATGCGGAACAGAAACGGTTAATAGAGGATGTCGAGATAAAGAAAGTCACTTTAGAAAACGCGAAGGCATCGGGTGAATTAGCCATAGCCATCGATCAAAAAGCAACAGATGACAAAATAAACAACTCATTAAAAGTAGTAAACGCAATATTTGCCGATGCTCAAAAAACGGACGCCATTGCAAAAAAGCAGTTTTTAAGTGAGAAGGCATCTTATTCCGACAGGATAATTTTAGTTCAGGGCTTCGGGTCAGCCCTGCAACTGCTTGGTTCAAAAGTTCGGGAACTTGCCATCGCGGGAATAATTATTGAAAAGTTTGCCGCCATTTCGCAGATATGGTCTGCCACATCGGCGGCCAATGCTAAAGCGGTATTAGCCTCTCCTCTTACTTTTGGGATGCCGTGGGTGGCGATTAACACGGGCTCCGCCATTGCGAGTACCGCGTTAGTGATAACTACGGCGGCGAATTCTTTATCTGGCTTCGCCCGCAGCGGCGTTGTCTCAGAGGGTGACGGCTCACCCATCCAGCGCGCCAACGGGGACAATAGATTAGTGACCGCCCAGGTGGGCGAGGTGTTCCTAAACAAACGCCATCAGGATATGCTCGGCGGCGCCGCTACCTTTGCCTCCATCGGGGTGCCTGGATTTGCCTCCTCCGGTATTGTTTCCTCGGCCCCCTTTGAAACAGCGGCGGAGGGGTCGCGGTCAGCAATAAGCAGAGCTCTGCTGAACTCTATTCAGAATATTCCCCGAGTGGCTGTTGTGATCGAGGACGTGGAAAACCTTGTTGCCCAGCGGGCGCAGATACTTGAGCGGGCATCACTATGAGTGTGCAGGAATATTATCATAATGGCATCATGAAAGACCTTTTGAATCGTGGACTGATTACCCCCACCGTGTACCGGTATATGGATTATTTCATTGAGGTGAAGGCCCTTGAGATGAAGGGTGTTAAGACCTCTCATGCCGTCGAGCAGGTGTCCGACAAGTGCCGCGTCTGCGAGGATACCGTCTGGAAGGCCATGCGCAAAATGAAGGGGTAAGGGTACTATACATTTTTAAATAGAAAATATTCATCCTAAGGGCTTCACTTTTGAGGCGTGACGGGAAAAATTTCTATTGTTGGCCCCATCGGGGCGGTAGAAGAAAACGGCAAAATGGCCGGTGTGCTACTGATTAACGTCATCTCGCAGGTAAAAGCCCTCCCCGCAGGAACTCAAATAATTGAAGTTAACATATCCTCCCCCGGCGGATTGGTGGACGAAGGAGATAATATCTATAATTATCTTGAGTCCCTCAAAAAAGATTTTGTAGTCAACACCGTACAAATAGGACACATTGCGTCGATAGCAACAAAGTTATTTTTGGTCGGAACTTCCCGCGTTGCTGACCGTGCCTTTGACTTCATGATTCATAACCCCTGGGTAGACCCGGGGCCGGGAGACTCAAACCATCAGGCTGATATTCTTGAATCCTTATTGGCTTCGGAGGCCTCATTAAGAAAATTCTATTCTAAAGTATTGAATATCACCGAAGAGGGGCTGACTCCTCTTATGGATCAGGAGACAACGATCACCCCCGATCAGTTGGTGAGTTTGGGATTTGCGACATCATTAAAAAATAATCAATTAGTCATGGCAATGAAGACAGAGAAAAAAGAAAAATCCCTGACCGACCGGATCAAGGCCCTCGCCGAATCCGTTGGCATAGGAAAAATTAAAGGCATGGACGTGGCCCTCATGGACGGCAGGATGCTGGTCGTGGAGGCCCCCTCGGAGGATGATATGGTCGGCGCTGCCGCCACCATCGACGGGGCACCGGCCCCCGATGCAGACTATCAATCCGCCCCCGACGCGGCGGGCGTGAGTGACGTTATCACCGTCAAGGGTGGTAAGGTTACCGCTGTCGCCGAGGCCCCGATGGCGGTCGAACAAAATGCCAAGATCGAAGCTCTGGAAAAGAACCTGGCCAGCCTTACCGATGCGGTGAGCGCCCTGGTGGAGGCCGCAAAAGGTGGTACCATCGAAGCCTCCGTAAAGGAGTCAGAGAAGAAATTTGCGGCCCAGATCATGGCCCTCCGCACTGAAATAGGCACTACGCACGAGCCCAAAAAAGGGGCCGTCGTCTATGCCCAGTCGGTAGCAAAAGAACAGTCCTCCCATCGGTCAATCTCCCAGGTGATGGCAGAGAAGGCCGAGGCAAGAAAAAAACAACTTAACGGAAATTAAATTATTATGGCAGCAAGTCCAGTACTAACCAGTAACTACAACGGCGACGTCCTTGATTACATCATCACCGAGGCGGTGGTGAATAATGAGGCTGTAGAGAAGGGATCAATTTATGTTATCCCCGACGTGCCCGCGAAAATCTCCATCGCCAAGATGGTTTCAACGGCTAACCCAATCGTTGACCGGGAGGCTATGCCCACAACCAAATCGGCAACCATAACCTGGTCTGAGGCCACCCTGACGCCGGTGGATATGATGATCTACGTACCGGACATCAATCCACGTATCTTTGAGGCGGCCTGGAGACCATTCCAGCCTACGGGGGCACTCCCTAACAAGGTTCTTGACCCCAATATTCAGAAGACCTTCGCCGATGTTGTTCTGCGTCAGGCGCAAAAGCAACTGGGAAAAGTATTCTGGTCTGGCGACACCACGTTGGCGGCATCTAACCCGCTGCACTTCTTCAATGGGTACGTCACCCGGTCGGCAGCATCTTCAACAAACATAGACGTAGCCAATTTAGGGCTCATCACGGCGGCCACCGTCATCGCCATCCTGGAGGCGTGCATTGCCTCTATCCCCGATGCCCTGTTCGGTGATCCTGATTTTGTCCTGCACATGAAAACGAGTGCCTTCCGCGCCTATCAGGCGGCGGATCGCGCCCTGCTCACAAAGGGGAGCCCTACCTATGGCGCCGCGGATCAAATGTATGGAGGCAAAGAAATCCGCCACTACAGCGAGTTTCCTGCCAATGTCGTCCTGGGCTGTCGGTCTACAACGGGCCCGGACTCCAATCTTTACGCCGCCACCGACAAGGTAACGGACGTAGAGAATTTTGTCATCGAAAAATTACGCCCCGAGGGAGAGCATTATTTCCTAAAGGCCCTCTTTAAGATGGACGCAAACTTTTCCATCGACAGCGAATCAATTTACTACATCGGCTCTTAATCCAAAAATATGGCAGCTATCACAGTACTAACAGAGTTCAACGCGATATCAGATAACAACTCTTACGCGGTCAAGGGGCTCAAATCTTTTACGCAAATATTTGCCGCCACTTCAATCCCGCTTTTGCGAACGGGGGCGAAGGAACAACACGTCTGCTATGCCGCCCTCACGGGTGCGATGACGATTAACTGCGCCACGGTGGTGGCACAACTACGGCAGTTTGACGTCGTGGTATTCCATTTCTCTTCCGATGCGTCCATACGGATTATAACTTTTGGCACAAATATGAAACCTCTCGGCACTTTGTCCACGATAGCCTCGGCGGATGCGCTGGCCACCTTCATGTACGACGGTGTTAACTTAGTAGAACAGTCACGGTCAATTAATTTGGCCTAAGAGATATGGCAGCGATAACCAAGATCACAAGGGCACAGGGGGAAAACGCGATACTGCGGGCATACGCGGCAGTGGATGCGCTCGTATTATCTTCCTTCCAGGCCCTCCCCCTTCATGTAAACTACGCAGCCCTCACGGGGGCGATGACGATTAACGTCACGCTAACGGCGCTTCAACAATTTCAGGACGTTACATTTTATTTTACCTCTGACGCTACATCGCGCACGGTGACACTGGGCACGGGATTCCTTCAGCTCACCTCAATAGGGATGACGGGAACCACGTTTTTAGTTCCCGCCAGCTTAGACGCCACGGTAAGAACCGTCTATGACGGCGTGTCTTTACGTGTCGTGAATTTGATGATAGGGGGACGGGGACGTACTACCGAGTCCCCAGCTTACGCCGCTACATTGGAAGTAACAGACCAGTTTGCGGTGATGCACATTATCTCTCCGGCCCAACTTACGGGGGCGCTGACGATCAGCGCCACGGCGGTGACAAAGTGGGTGGTTGGTGACGAAGCTGTTTTCCATTTCTCAACCGACGGCACACAAAGGATAGTAACATTTGGGGTGGGAATACTTTCATCGGGAACCGTCACCATCCCTGCTTCCAAGACGGCGACGGCACGGGGATTTTTCAACGGCACTTCAATTTGTATTCTTTCAAGAGAAATAAGTCTCTAAATATATGGGCTGCGGAACAATTACAACGGGATCAGTTTTACCATGTGCCACACCATTGGTTGGCGGCATCGGCGGGGATTCACGTCTGATCCTATGGAATCAGGCAGAAGTATCTTTCACCGAGTCGGGGTCAACGCCGAATCTATTGACGGGAATAACCTTGACGGCGGGCGCGTCGGGCTATCAGTTTCAGGGCTATTTGGTTTCGTTGAAGCCGTCGACAGATATTGTCGCCGGCCCCTCGGGACAGAATCTTCTCAAGCACCGCCTAGCGTTTGTTGTTTTCGAGAACACCCAGCTGGCAAAAAATAATTTTCAGACCATGATGGGCGGTAAATATGTAGCCGCCTATGAAAATAACGGAAAGAATTCAGATTCTTTTGAGATCGTGGGCATAAACTCAGGGCTGGTTTTGAAGCCTCAGAAAATCCGCGACCTACAGGAAACCGGTGGGGCTTATGTTCTCTTACTGGAGACCCTGGACAATGAACTGGAGACGAAGCTGCCACAAACTTTTCTCTCCACAAACTATGCCACCTCCCTGACGGCCATCAATGCAACCCTGTTCCTTCCTACAGTGACAACCATATCAGCCCTTTCTCTGGCGGCGGGTGGCGGCACGGCGGAAACGATTACGGGAACAAACTTCTGGGGCTCGGCAAACCTTTCTTCAGAGGTATCATTGGTACAGTGGGTGAACCAGGCCACGCAGGCGCTCACCACGCAGACAACCGTGACCGTTGGATCGACTACATCTATGACCTTTACCTCCGTGGCTCTGGCGGCGGGGTCTTACCGCCTTCGGGTCACCACGCGCAAAGGGGTGACCGATTCCACACAAATAGCAGTAGCAGCATGATAGCAAAAGTAAAATTTAAAGAACCGGGCGTTACGATCTGTATTAACGGGCAGCGTATGCACGCCGGGAACCTCACACAGGAGGACTATGAATATCTGTTAAGCTGGAATCCAGAGTATGCCTCACACTTTGAGCCGGTGGAAGAAAAAGCTGAGGCACGGCCAAAATTAAAGCAAGATGGCAAGACCAAAGAAGAGTGAAGAAGTTGACGTAGATCAATTGGAGATACCTGAAAAAAGATATATGCCCCGCAATGGATCGGTGCTCATGCCCGTGACCGCCGACGGTAAAACGGATTGGGTGGCGGTGCCGTCCTCCCGCTTCGACAAGGCGGCGCAGGATACGCTCCTCAACTTCTGGGATAAATGCCGTCAGGCCAACCCAACATTCAGCATCGAAGCCAAAATTGCTAAACTCCTCATTGAAGTAGTTGAATGATCTATGGCTACAAATACTCTCCCCTATTAATTCGCGTACCTACATGGATAGACAGGCGCTTCCAGATTCAGGGTTACGATTCAGATAACCTATACCCCCAACGGGCCAAGCAGGTACTAAACCGAAGCTATACGCTTAAATCGGCGTGTGCCCGTTACTCGGAGTTCATCAACGGCGAGGGGTTCACCGACCCGATTTTAGCGGGAACAGTCGTCAACCGCAAGAAGCATACCGCTAACGATATGCTGGATCACATAGGCAACGCCCTCTCCTGGGCGAATGGATTCTATTGCCACGTGGGATATAACCTGGCTTACAAAATCAATTCCGTTTCAGTAGTTCCCTTTGAATTTAACCGGTTTGGGATGCCCGACGAGGATGGAAATTTTTCAGACATAAAATATTCTACAAACTGGGAGCAGAATCCTTATAAGAATATTCATGCACAAATGGAAATCTTTGACTACCCTGTTTTCAATCCCGACCCCTATGTAGTCAAAGATCAGATTCTCGCCGCCGGCGGGATATTAAATTATACGGGTCAGATTTTCTACTGGACTCCCGAAGAGGGCGGATATCCGAAGGCTACCTTTGACGCCGTATTCGATCAGGCGCAGACGCAAAGTGAGATAGGGGTATTCGATCTGGCTATGGAACAGAACGGATTCAAGGCCGGCCATGCTTTGATGTATCCGGGGAAGTTCGAAACTAAAAAAGAGGAGAACGACTTCAAGGAGGGCATAAATTCTTTCACCGGCCAGGGGGCGGGCGGTACGCTCATTATTGAAAACCCCGGCGGCACGTTGAAGGCTCAGGATATTATCGCCCCTCTGCAAATGCAGAACACCGACGCCCTTCATGTGAACGTCGACAAGCGCGTGAGGAATGCGATAAGGACAAACTTTGGGATGCCCCCTGAAATTTTAGGTGAGCTGCCCGAAAGCGGGATGTTCAACCAGCAGCAGATGCAGGACGCGTATATCTATTATAATTCTCTGACCCGTAATGTCCGCAATGTGGTCGCCAGGCAGATGAAAAAGATTTTCGATAACTGGCAGACACCCCTTCCGGGGGACTATTCTATTATAGCGCAAAAATATTTAATCGAGCAAACGGCGATAGGGAACAATGGTTGAAAAATATCTTATATCTAAGCAGGACGTGGTAAAGTTTCACCCTATGGCGGAAATCCCACAGGTGCGGTTTGACCCGTATATAATCAAAGCGCAGGAACTGGATTTGAAGCCCGTCCTGAACGACTCTTTGTATTACGATTTCCTTTCAAAGTTCGACCAGACTGCAGACCCGATGTATGACGCGTATAAAAACCTTTTGAACGGCACCACCTACACGTATTCGGGCCAGACGGTGGAGTTCCCCGGCGTGAGGCCTATGCTATGTTCTTTTGTCATGGCCCGCTTCGTGGCTATGAACCAGACAAACGTCACCCGCTATGGGGTGGTGAACAAGATTTCACCGCAGTCCGAGCCGGTCTCTCAGTCCTCTATTACCTATTTGGTCAACGGGTTCAGAGCCGATGGGGTCGCCTATCAAAATCAGGTGGAACAATTTCTTTTAACTTTGCAGACTACCTACCAAAAATATGGAACCTTCCCTTCAAGTGTGCAATCACGCACGGGGGTAAAGTTCATTAACTCGGCGGGGGGTGGGCGGTCGGGCTTCGGCGGATGGTGGAACGGTAATTATTATCCTTAACATATGGCACAGACATCATTTTTGACCTCCATTAACGGGAGCTATTCTCTTGGGGGCTTTACCCTGATCCTACCGGCGGCGCTGGCGGCGAACTCGGAGATATTTCAGTTCCGCTGGACAAATACCACCCGCTTCGCGGCCATACATCGGGTGCGGATTTCGGCGGTGGTGAGCACTACCTTTTTTGCCGCCGGCGTGCCCGTGCAGATAGCCCTATTCAAGTCCACGGCCTGGACGGTGGCGGGGACGGGGGGCACGGCCGTAACGATGGCGGCCCTGAACAAGAAGCGCACGACGATGGACTCGTCCTTGATTGCGGCTGGTGACATACGCGTGGCCACAACGGCGGCGCTGGGTGCGGGTACCAAGACCCTCGAAGGAAATGCGCTCGCAACGATAGCGGCGGCGGCGCCGATTACGGCGTCTTTGAATGGGACGATCATCCCCCCTTCGACATATCTATTCAACGCCGACGAGGGTGAATATCCACTCATCCTGGGCGCTAATGAAGGCATCTCCGTGCTGAGCGTGGCCGTACCAATTACAGGGACATGGACGGCGGAGATAGTAGTGGATTGGACGGAAGGATCAGTAATAATGCGGTAAACTTTGCTTTAAGCGTCTACACCGCCCCTGCGAGTCGGTGACAATAAAAATATCATGAGCGCCATCGTCTTAGACCCATCCAGAGAAGTTCCGCTGTACTTCCGTGCCAATCGTAATGCGGTGGCGCAGATACTTTCTTTCACCGACGCGGTGGGCAACCCCTACACCGTGTCAGGGAAAACATGGCAATTGAATATCAAGAAGCGCAAGGACGACACGGCCAACGTCTTGCAGTTGCTTTCCGGCACGGGTCTGTCGATAGGGTCAACGACGATAACGATTTCCCCGACGGCGGCACAGACCTCTATACGGGCGCAGGAATACTACTGGGAGCTATTCAATGTCACCGACTCGCAGACGTGGATTTGCGGAACCTGTTACGTCCATAACGGGATCTTCGACGGGGTTGCTAATTCTATTTCGACGACGATAACGATAACCGTTACCACCTTCACCAACCCCATGACCACCGAAGGAGATATTATTGTCGGCGGGGCGGCGGGTACTCCTACAAGGGTGGCGGCTCCGGCGGCGGGATTAGTTTGGACGGGAAACGGCGTGGGCGTGGCGCCGACTTATCAGGCGCCCGCCGCCGGCGCTCCCGCATGGCTCCTTGCTTCTGGCGGAACATTTACAGGAGCGAACGTCATAGCACAAGGAGCAAATGCGTTATCTTTCACAGGGTCAGGTGGAATGACCATCAATTCTGGAAATGTTACCATAGGCTCTGGATCAAATACATGGGAATACACCGCCAGCAATGGGCAACTAAAAGACAATGGTAGTTATTTTGTATTCAACAGAATTGATGGCTTTGGCATTTCTTCAGCTGGCACAAGTACAATTCAGGTTGCCGGTGGAGGCAACGTTCTCATACTTACAACTAATAACGGAAATATCCAATTAAATCCCGGCACTTCGTCTGTTATTGTGAACGGCAACCTAAAACTTTTAGGCGTTGCCCCGGCACAAACCACAAACGCGCAAATTATTGCGAACACAAATAACTACGCCATAGGTGGGGCAACTTCATTTAGGATTTCTACCGACGCGGCCCGAAACATCACCGGATTAACCGGCGGGGTGGACGGAAAAATACTTGTCATCAGAAATATTGGGGCCTTCACGATAACTTTTACCCATGAGGACGCGGCTTCTACGGCGGCAAACAGGGTCACCGCTTCAACAGCGGCATCTATTTCATTGCTTGCTAACGGATGCCTAATCTTGCAATATGATGCGACGGCATCGCGGTGGTTTGATGTGGCGTTGAGATAAAAAATAAAACAAAATATAAACAACCCAAATATGAGGTTGACATTTAATTTTAAACTAAAAGATTTATCCGGCAATGAGTTCGCAAGTGATGAGAGCACGGCAAATAAGGTGGTCGCCGGTTTTCTATCGCAAATTAACAAGGGCAACGCTATTAAGCTATGGGACTGGGCGCTGAAATTGTATGGGGGAAAGGGAATTGAGGTTGACGATACCGACTACAAAATCATTGAAGGGCTAATAGAAACTACGGAAACGCTGCCGGCCCTGACCAAAGCGCAGTTACTCTTATATCTTGAAGATCAAAACAAAAAGAAGTGACAGAACAACTAATTTTAGACAAGTTCCTGGTTATTGCCTTCGGGTCAATTATCACTGTCTTGCTTGCCGTCATCGGCTATTTCTTACGACAATCCAATGAAGAAATTCGTACAATGCTAAAAACCATTAACGACCACGAAACAAGGGTAACCGTGACCGAAGCTGATGTAGCGCGACACGATGTGGCGATCATGAAACGATCGGATGAGTTTGAAACTCTGCAGCGGACGATTATAGGGATGATGCAGAAACTTAAATGAGACCCTCAGACATAGCGGCTAAATACGTTGGCCAAAAGGAACTTCCCGGAAATGTCTGGGCTGACCAGGGGCTTGGCAAGAGCCTCCACGGGGCCGGCCAAAAAGACGGGGAGCCCTACTGTGCATATTTTACGGAGGTGGTTTTTAAAGAGTATTTTGATTTTATGTTCCCCCCCGTGGAGTTAGTAAAAGCAAAGGGTACGGTAATAGAACATTCAAAAAAGTGGAAGGAAATGGATACCCTCTTTTCTGCTTCCGCCGTCCAGACGTTTAAGAATTTTGAGAAGGCCGCCTATGTGACCGGCATCCTCCCCGCTATTGACTGGCTCGTGATATGGAGAAGCTATAAAGATGGCCTGCCCTTACAGACCGGCCACGCCGGGGTGGTGTGTTCGATAAATGAAAATGACAAATATCTTTTTTCTTCCGTTGAGGCCAATACCACCGATGGGACAAAGGAAAACAGAGAGGGTGGCGTGGTGGCTATAAAGCCTCACCGGGCTTCACCCGACGTTCAGAACGGATTGCGTGTGCTTGGCTTCGTTAAGATTATATGAACATGATATGAAGGTAACCGATAAGACAGACTTCAGCTGGGTCAACTACATGAAGCCAACGCCTAAGAACTTAGTGAGGTTCACCACGTTCCTCCGGGATACGTTGGCGGCTAGTGCTGGTATCTCGGTGATAATGGAACACGAAACACTTGCCACCATCTTTGCCTTTTCTATCATAGCCGTGGGGCAGTTCTCCCGGTTTTTCTCAAGCATAGCCGAGGAGGAGGTTAACAAAAAAACCCCGGACGAATCCGGGGCCTAACCTAAACCCTATGAAAAACACACAAAGGTTATGAAGGGTTTATTGTATATCCTAATCGTTGTCGCTGTTGTGGCGGGTGTTTATTTTTGGACAGAATCTGTCAAGGCAAAAAATGACTTATCACAAAAAGACAAAGCCTATGCCCGGTCGCTGGACAGTCTCACCCGCGTAGGGAATACCTACAAGCTGGAGGTCTTAAGATTGTCGACCAGGATCAATCTTTTGAAGGACTCTTTCTTTGTCCAGTTGGCCCAAACAAGGGCCGTCCAGAGGAGGTATTTAGACCTAAAAAATCAGCCCGTTAAGAAGTACTCGGATCAGGGGCTGGACTCCGTTTTGGCTACTCTGTATCCTTCTCTGTCTTTGAGATGAAAGTTCAAGAAAAAGTATGCGAAATCAGCCTAATTTAAGCCCTCCAAAATAATCCTGCATTGAGAAGCTATGATTCAACCATAGGGCGGATATCCCTAACCCCGGAGGTTATTTCTTCGAAGATGGATTCAGCCCCTTCGAAAGAGTACGCCGTCCACGCCTTCACCCCAAAGTCCTCATCATTTGGTTCAATGAGTTGGTATTTTTTTGGCCCCATCGTCCAAAAGAGTTTTAACCATACTTCGAAATCTTCACCATTTTTCCAGATGATGGCTTTATCGTTTTCTTTGATATTTTTCATGACAGCTAATTTACAAACGTTTGGGCAGGATTCACTTAAATACCCAGTCAATAAGGAAATATTATTTCGAATGATAGCCGAAATAAAAACCTGCCGCGTGGCGGATACCCTTATCAATTTTCAGGCCGACCAAATTAATCAGGGCCTCCGCATACAACTCGCACAGGATTCACTCATCACTGTACAGGGGTTTCAGATTAATAATGCCGAGGCTTCCGTTGCCGTCTGGGGCGAGAGGTATTCCAATCAGGTAGAGGCAACGGCGGTGGAGCGGAGGGAGAAAAGGAAATGGAAATTAATCGCCGTCACGGCAGGGGTGGTGGTGGTTCTTCAGTTTCTCTTTCGCTGAGTTAGGATACCGCACCACCGAATATATTCCTTTTAATCATTCTCACCAGCGTCCTCAGCCTAGCGCTTGTCTGCAAGAAGCAGGTCATCGAAAAAACCAGCAGCATCACGACCAGCGCCAGCAGGGCGGCGATGCTGTGAGTAGTCATGAAGTCGTCAATTTCATGGCCATATATTATGGCCGTGATGGTTCCGTAGACGATGAGGAATCCGGCGAGGACGGTGTAGAGGAGGTGCTTCATTTTCTGGTTATGGTGAATTTAGATTTCAGTCTTTTAAACAGTTTGATTTTTGTTTTGAAGTGTATGTTTACCTATATTCTCAACATTTTCCATCTTTTAATCTTTTACAAAATCATAAATTTTTGGAGCCGAACATATTCCTTTAAGCAGCTTAATGCTTGTCCCTGTTACTATGCAGGTGACGTGAGGATGGTGATTCTCGCATAGGTACTTCAGTAATGGCTCGGCAGCCTTCTTTAATGCTTCCCTTCTTTCTTTTGCTTGGCTCCTTGGCTCCTCCGCGTCTAAAAGTTGAGACGAAAATCCGTCAACCCAATTATCAAATTCAATCTCCTGCTTTTCTGCTGTCGTTGCCTCTAATGGACATGCGTCTGATTCTCTTTGCCAGAAATCCCGTAGCAAATTTCTTGGATTCCTGTCCATTACATAGCGATCATTCATCATCTCGTCTTTCATTTTGTTTGGGGTTTAAATATACGCAATGTGTGTACTTGGTTGTTACCAGCAATAAAATTTTTAAAACTTTTTTTCCTTCCCACATCAATTTTTTCAAAATTGTAAAAGGATTTGTTCATTGTCGTAATTCGTTTTATGGTTTGACCAAATGGCTTCTGTGGTTTTAAACATTGTCCCTTGCATTTCTTTCATCGGTTTAAATGGTAGCCAATCTGCTTTTGTGTTCTCGCAAACTATTACTTGTCCGTTTCTACTTTTACACCAATCCGAAAGGGCTGCAAAGTTTATATTCTTATTGCTCATTTTGTATTCGTGTCCACCAAATTGATAAGGTGGGTCAATAAACCAAGTTGCATCTTCATTTTGCAAATCATCATAGCTTTCAAGTCTTATTTCCCAATGCTTTATTTTATGCAAGTTTTCTACAATAAAATTAAACTTTTCATCCATCCTTTTTACTGCGAAACAACTTGCAGTCCTTCTCATTCCAGTAGTGCCATCTTGCACCATAAATCCCATAAACTTTCTTTCAATATCTGACAATTCAAAATCATCAATAGTTTGCCCAGTATCTAATCTTGGCAGTTTTAAAATATCATTTTCACTTGCATTTTTTAAGTAATTCCATACTTCAATTATCACAGGATATTTGTCAACCAATAAAACATCATTCTGCCAATACTTCAAACTATACCTTGCACTGCCTGCAAACGGTTCTATAATCCGTTTATGCTTCGGTGGTGGATAGTAATCTACAATCTTTGACTTGCTACCGTAATAACTAAACATAAAAAAGCCCTCCCACAAAAAGTTTTAAAATTTTTACAGACACATAACAAGGGCTAAAAGAAATAGGGGGCTTACCTGCTTCTAACAAACCTTTGTGCTGTATCGAACTTTCGTTTTTCATATCTAAATTTGTGCTGTTAAATCCCCCTACTTCTCTTAGCCCCGATACGTTAGCGGTCATTGCGAACTAACTTTACAGCCCTATCAATCAACTTCATTATTTCGGTTATTGACTTTTTAGGTGAGCCATCTTCATCTAAATCAGTTATGTAGGTTTCGATTAGATCCTTGATTACTTGCTTATGTTCTTGCAACGAACCGCTAACATCACCTACCAAAAAGGCGGGGCTTTGTGTTTCATCAGAAACATTTGTTTTTAAATTATCTTTCATTTTGTTTGGGGTTTAAATATACGCAATGTGTGTACTTGGTTGTTAGCGGTAATGCTAATACAAGTCCTCTGAGAATAATCTGTTACCTCGAATTTCTTTAATATCCATTACCTGATTTTCTCTTAATGCAATAATTAGTGCTTCCTCTCTGCTCACAAACCTATTTTTGGAAGTCAAAAAACCTTGTTCATTTTCCCCACTTTCCGCATCTCTTAATCCAGTAACGGCACATTTGGTATAAATGCAATGTCCGTGCCTATGTCCGCTAAATACTAATCCTGTTGGGCAGTTTTTTGGGTTTGTACTTTCAAATGGTATTTCCTTTTTAATTGGAATTTCTTTATACCAAACGGCAGCACATATTATTCGCTCCGAACCCGTACTACCGCTAACAGCAGATAGGCAAAAAAGCCGTTTCAGTTTCATAAGAATATTTTTCATAAGTATTAAATTTATCGTTTCAAATTATGTTTTCGTTTCGGCTTCTTCGCCTATCTGCAAAACGTTAACGGTAATAAACCTTCTCAATAAAGCCCTGCTGCTGAGGCTCCACACACTCCACGCTCACGGGCTTTACCCAGCGCAACGGTTTACATACCGTTAACACCATGTTTAACCAATGCC